AAGGTAGTACGTAATTTAAAAAAAGAGATTTTAGAATTAGCGGAAAACCACCTATCCACACATTCCGCTAAGGCAGCCACACGTCTTACAGACTTACTAGACGAAGACGGGACTACACCACACTCCAATATTCGTTTAGCGGCTGCCACACAAATTTTAGACAGAGTAGGTTTAGGTAAGAAAGAACAACTGGATATTAACATGAAAGCTATGCATGGAATATTCATATTACCAGCAAAAGATGGAACAGATAAAGATCAAGAGAAGAGCTAGAACAATTCCTTTTGGATATAAACAAGCTCAAGATCCTAATTACCTAGAACCAGTCAGAGAAGAATTAGATGCTCTTAGACAAGCAGGAGATTATTTAAAAACTTGTTCTCTAAGAGAAACGGCTAAATGGCTACATAGAAAAACAGGAAGATACATATCACATGTCGGACTTAAAAAAAGACTTGAACGAAGTGGAACCACCGAAGCCCAAGAAAGTAGTTCAACAGAAAGCCAAGAAGTCAACACAACAGATTCTAGCTCGCAGTCGTAAGAAAGTTGCAAAGGCAGAACAATCTTTAAGATCTGCCAAACGGTCAGCAGAAAATATTAAAAATAAACTGTTAACTATAGATAAATCTTTACAGGGTAAAGACACACAACTACTTACGGAAGATCAAATCGAGAGTGCTCCTAAAACAATACAAGAGCACATAAATCAGCAAGAGGTGATCTTTAAACCTAATACAGGTCCACAGACACAATTTCTTGCAGCTTCTGAAAGAGAAGTTTTTTATGGTGGAGCAAGAGGCGGTGGTAAATCATATGCGATGCTAGTTGATCCGCTTCGATATTGTTCCAAAGCTCATCATCGAGCACTCCTAATAAGGCGGACAATGCCAGAGTTAAGAGACTTAATTCAAAAGTCTCAGCTATTATACTCAAAAGCATTTCCAGGAGCAAAATGGAGAGAGCAAGAAAAAGAGTGGCGATTCCCATCGGGAGCAAAGATAGAGTTCGGATACGCAGAGAACATGACAGACGTTTTGCGATACCAAGGTCAATCTTACACATGGATAGGAATAGACGAACTTCCACAATATCCTTCGCCAGATATATATAATTTTTTAAGGTCATCATTACGATCTGTAGACCCAGAGATACCTGTGTATATGAGATCAACAGGTAATCCAGGCAACGTTGGTTCACAATGGGTAAGAGAAATGTTTGTAGAACCAGCAGAACCAAATACAGCTTTTGATGTAGGGATAGATACACCCAAAGGTAAAAAGTATATTACTAGGAAGTTTATCCCAGCTAAGTTACAAGATAACCCTTATCTGATGCAAACAGATGATTATTACATTATGTTGGCATCTTTACCAGAAGTACAACGTAAACAGTTTTTAGATGGAGATTGGGATGCTTATGAAGATTCAGCTTTTCCAGAATTTTCAAAAACAGTACATTGTGTCGAACCTTTTGAAATACCTAAAGGTTGGTATAAATTTCGTGCTGCTGACTGGGGTTATTCTTCTCCTGCTTGTGTGCTTTGGTTTGCTGTTGATTATGATAACAATCTCTGGATCTATAGAGAATTGTATACCAAAAAAGTTACAGCAGATCAGTTCGCTAGACAAGTACTTGCTTTAGAAAATAATGAGTATGTACATTATGGTGTATTAGATGTTAGTACATGGGCAAAGAGAGGTGATGTTGGTCCAAGTATTGCAGAGACTATGATACAAAATGGTTGTAGATGGAGACCATCAGATAGATCACCTAAAAGTAGAATTAACGGAAAACTTGAAATTCATAAAAGATTAAAAGTTGTGGATAATAATCCAGGTATTAGAGTATTTGCTACTTGTAAAAATCTTATACGAACTTTAAGTGCTTTACCAACGGATGATAAAAATCCTGAGGATGTTGATACAAATGCAGAAGATCACGCATATGATGCATTAAGATATGGGTGTATGAGTAGACCATTACATCCTAAATACGCAGCAAGGTTTAGAAGACCTTCTGAAGATTTTCAACCACAAGATACAAAATTTGGATATTAATGCCATTAAATACAAAAGGTAAAAAAATTAAAAAAGATATGGAAAAAAGATATGGCAAGAAAAAAGGCCAATCTATTTTTTATGCAATGGAAAACTCTGGTAAATTAAAAGGTGTCAAAAAGAAAACTTCCAGAAGTAAATAAAAGAATTTTTCCATACGATTTAGTAATCGCTTGGTGGGAAGATATCGTTGCTGATTCGATTTGGGTTAGTATACCTGATATAAAAAAATCAACTACAGCTATCTGTTGTACAGTTGGTTGGCTTATGAAGCAAGATGATAAAGTTACAATCTTAATGTCTGATTTTAATTTTGAATCAAGCGGAGAAATAAAAGAAGGTGGCGGTCATACTACAATACCAACTAAAAATATATTAAAGATTAAGAAAATAAAAATATAACAGGAGAACACAATGGAAACTAAATTTGATCCAAAAGCTAAAGTAAAGCAAGGACAATTCAGTGATGCAACTGAAGGTAAACAACCTAACAGAGAATCAATGAATCTTGACTTTTCAAAGCATAACAGAAGAAAGGGTGAGCCTTTTCAGTATGATCAAGATGTGCCTACTAAATCAGGTTCTGAACATGTTCAAGAGTCTTTGTTTAGAATGGCTGATGAAAAAGATTACTAATGAGTCTTGGGCCCAAGAGCAATTATATACCTGTTGTCTATGCAGGCACAAAAAAGAAAAAATATAATAAAAAAAATCGTAAGAAAACTAAAAAGAAAAAAACGTAAATGTTAATACAGGGAGATATAACTATGTTAAAAAGATATATGCACGGAGAACTTGCACCTGATGTAGCAAAAAAACCAAATGAACCACTAGCAATAGATGCTAACTCAAAAGTTAAGCAAGGAGCTACAAGTGGTGATGGTAATGATGCTAAAGGTAAATCTAAATCAAAAGTAGATCCAGCAATCTTTAGAATGGCTGAAGAAAGAGATTACTAATTTAAATGGAATATCACGAGGAAGATAAAAAATCTACTGATCAAGTCAGTGATTCATCTCCTATAGTTGGACATATAAGAGAAAAATTTCAACAATCAGAAACATCAAGAATATATGATGAGAAAAGATGGTTGAAGGCTTATCGTAACTATAGAGGATTATATGGTCCTGAAATGGCTTTTAGATCTAATGAAAAGTCTAGAGTCTTTGTTAAAATAACTAAGACTAAAGTCCTAGCTGCGTTTGGTCAAATTATAGAAGTTTTATTTTCTGGTGGTAAGTTTCCTTTAGGTATTCATCCAACACCTGTTCCTGAAGAGATTGCAGAATATGCACACTTAAAACAGAAACAGCCTCAGCAACAACAACCGCAAGCTCAAATGGATCCTTACGGTTTTAAAGGTGATGGTAGAGAAATACCTCCTGGTGCAACTGCAGATATGTTAATGCAGAATCTTGCACGAGAATATAGAAATGTAGGTTTTGATGAAGGACCAGCAAATGCAGGAGAGCCACAAATAGAACCTGCAGAAATAGCAGCAAAGAATTTAGAAAAATTAATTCATGATCAACTAGAAGAATCTAGTGCTATTACAACTTTAAGACATGTATTTTTTGAACAATGTTTATTAGGAACTGGAGTATTAAAAGGTCCATTTACTTTTGATAAATCATATCATGCTTTTGAAGAAACAGATGAAGGTGATTCAATACATATTAAAAAAATTAAATCAGTTCCAAAGATAGAAGCTGTATCATGCTGGGATTTATATCCAGATCCAAATGCTACAAATATAAATGATTGTGATTATGTAATTCAAAGACATTCATTAAATAGACAGCAGTTTTCTGATTTAAGAAAGATGCCATTCTTTGATGAAGAAATGATTGATCATTGTTTAGAAGAAGGTCCTAACTATCAAGTAAGAGGATATGAATCTTCTTTATACAATAGGGAAACTGTAGAAACTATTTATAAAAATAGATTTGAAGTTTTAGAATACTGGGGTATCTTAGATAATGAAATGGCTAAGATGTGTGGTATAGAATCTGATAAAAGTGTTATACAAGTTAATGCTTGGATTTGTGGTAATAAAGTTTTAAGAATGGTAGAAAATCCATTTACACCAACTAGATTACCTTTTATGGTTGTACCATATGAATTAAATCCATATCAATTTTTTGGTGTAGGTGTTCCAGAAAATATGGAAGACTCACAACAAATTATGAATGGTCATGCTAGAATGGCTATAGATAATTTGGCATTATCAGGTAATTTAGTTTTTGATGTTGATGAAACATTATTAGCACCTGGTCAAGATATGAAAATTTTTCCTGGTAAAATATTTAGAAGACAAAGTGGTCAACCAGGAACTGCTATTAATACAGTAAAGTTTCCTAATAGTACACAAGAAAACATGATGATGTTTGATAGATTTAGACAGTTAGCTGATGAAGCAACTGGTATTCCATCATACTCACATGGTACAACTGGAGTTCAATCTACAACTAGAACAGCTTCAGGTATGTCAATGCTAATGGGAGCAGCAGCATTAAGTATTAAAACAGTTATTAAAAATATTGATGATTATTTACTAAAGCCCCTAGGAGATAATTTCTACTATTGGAATATGCAATTTAATGCAGATATACCACACATTAAAGGTGATCTTGAAATTAAAGCAAGAGGAACATCATCATTAATGCAGAAAGAAGTTAGATCACAAAGACTCATGACATTTATGCAAACTGCAGCTAATCCTGCACTTGCACCTTTTGTAAGATGGCATACGTGTTTAAGAGAAATAGCAAAAGCATTAGATATTGATCCTGATCAACTAATTAATGATCCAGAGAAAGCAGCTATCTATGCACAAATAATGGGAATGGCAAATGGAAATCAAAACAATACAGCCGCTGCTGGAGGACAAAGTCAAATGGGACAGACTGGACCAGTACCTACAGGAGCTTCGGCAACAGATCCAACTGGAAATGGAGGTGGCAACATCGGAACAGGCGATATTCCGATGCCAGGGGAAACTGGCTTTAGTGCGACAGATCCTGACTTTACCAGAAACAAACAAACGCAATAAAGAAAAATAAATGGCAACACAGTTTTCACTAAGTTATGATAGTGCTGGTAATGCCAGTTTAGTAGAAAACAAAGTTGCAAGTAAACCTGCTATTACAGGTAAGTTTGATATTGATCCGTATGCACCAGTTAGATCAGTAAGTACGGATTATAGTTTTACTCCTACAGGTCAAGATACATTTGATTATGAAAATCAATTAATATATTTAAATCAATTTATAAAAGATAATGATTCTGATGTAGATATAGGAATTAAAGATGATAGTTTTGAAACTCTTGCTGCTAAAGATGATAAAGGAAATATAATTGGTGGTTTAACTTTTACTGAAAAAGCTAAACTTGCTGCTTTTAAATATGCAAATATGCCAACAGTTGCTAAACTTGCAATAAGTGTTTTTACACCTTTTGGATTTTTAGGCACTATAGCTAATTTTGCAAGTGAAAAAATGCTAGATGATTATTATAATCCAAAAGATCCAATGTACAATTATACAGGATTTGGTGCAGATTTACAAGAAGGTGATGTTTCAAAACCAGGTATGGGTTATGAGGCAGCATATGGTTCTAAATTTTCTACAACAGGAGTTATTGCAGAAGCAAGTGAAGGTGCATATGATTCTACAACTAATACTCAAAAAAATAAAGCATTCGCAGAAGTTCAAAATCAAATAGGGCAATCACTACATGGTGATGGTGGTAATCAAGGAGGTGGAGGTCATGCTGGTGGTCAATCAGCAGCAGATGCAGCAGCATCGCAAGCAGCAGATGATGAAGCAGCAGGAGCTGGAGGATATTAATTATGGCAATAGATTATAGAGGACAACCAATAACTAATCAAACAGCATTTACTACTACTGGTATAATGAATAAAAAAGCTGCTATGCCAGCACCATTAAAAATGCCTACACCAAAAGTAGAAGAAAAAAAACCAGTAGAAAAAAAAGTTACTCAAGGTGATAGTCCAGTTGCTATGAAACCAGATTTATCAAATTTGAGAGATGATGATAAACGAATTTTAAATATTCATTTAACACCATCTCTTAAAACTGTTTTAAATAAAGTATTTGGAGGTGACTTATTTCCTGATCTTGGAATCCAAGAATCAACAGTAAGTGTACCTGTAAGTCGTATTGTAAACAGATTTGGATCAGTTCAAAGTTTTATGAACATGGTTCAAGAACAAAGAGAAGGAAACAATAATGTGCCACCTAGTCAGGGTTTAATGACTAGCCCACAAACTATGAAAGTTTAGGAGCTACCCTTATCCATAAGGCACTCAACTCAAAGGAGTAAAAATAATGGAAGAAGAAAACAAAAAAGTTTCTGAAGAAACTAAAGTTAAAGTACCTAATGTAAATCCTTATAAAAAAGATAGAGGTGAAGAAGATGCCGAAGTCGAAGCATTTGCTAAAGGTGAATTAGCTAAATTTCAAAGGGAACAAAAAGAAAAGGCAACCGCAGAAACCGAACAGAAGGACACCGATGCATCTGAAGAGACTGCAGATCAAACAGGTAAAGAGGCTACTCCTATCGCTGAACGCCCTGCTAATGCTGAAGATCGTGTCTTTAAGAAACGTTATGACGATTTGAAAAGACACTATGATTCTACTGTTAATAAACACAAGGACGAAGTTCGTACTTTGCGTGGTCAATTAGAATCAAGTACTAAGCAATTTGTGCCACCTAAATCTAAAGAAGAATTAGAGGCATGGAGAAAAGAGTACCCTGATGTTTATGAAATGGTTGAAACCATTGCAATGAACAAAGCAACTACTCGAACTGCAGAAATTGAAGATAAGTTTAAAAATCTTCAAGTCCAGCAAGAACAGATTGCAAAAGAAAAAGCTGAAGTGGAACTTTTAAAACTTCACCCAGACTTTAGTGAAATACGTTCACAAGATGCATTTCATGAATGGGCAAGTAAACAAGATCCTGTAATACAAAGTTGGTTGTATGAAAATACATCTAATGCACAGTTAGCTGCTAGGGCTATTGATCTATATAAAATGGATAGTGGTCAAAGTAAACTAACTAAAAAACAGGAAACAGAAGTTAAAAAAGAAGCTGCTAAAGTAATTTCTAAAACAAGAAAAAGTACTGAGTCTGATGCACCAAAGAAAAAGATTTGGACAACAAGTGAAATTTCTAAATTGAAAGCTCACGAGTTTGAAAAATTTGAAAAAGAAATAGACCTTGCTCGTTTAGAAGGTAGGATTGAACAACGTTAAACAATCTAACTAACTAATAGGAGGGTACAACCATGGCTTTTGGTAGTGCTGGTGGATATACAAACTTACCTTCAGGTAATTTTACTCCACAAATTTTTAGTCAGAAGGTTCAAAAATTCTTCAGAAGAGCATCAGTGGTAGAAGATATTACTAACACTGATTATGCTGGAGAAATTGAAAATTTTGGCGACACAGTTAAAATAATAAAAGAGCCGACAATCACTGTCCAAGATTATGCGAGAGGAACAGCTGTATCTACACAAGATTTAGCTGACGATCAATTAACTTTGGTAGTAGATCAAGGTTCATACTTTGCTTTTAAAGTAGATGATATTGAAGAAAGACAATCTCATGTAAACTTTGAAGCTCTTG